CTCTAATATTAGCTATATCAATACTAGGTCCTTTGTATGAATCATATTCTTCTTCGTCATCTTGACCAAATAACAATGGCAGTGCTGATAATGCAGCGATTCCCGTCATTGCTCCTTTAGGAGTAGTTAAAAAATTACCAAATTTAAAAGCTTTACTTCCCACATTAAAAGCCTTGTCTACATTACCAAAAGCTAAAAAATCTTTTAAACCTAAACCCATTTTAGATCCTGCTAGAGATTTAAAAGGTCCCATACCTGCAAAACCAAATCCTGCTCCTATTAACGCAGCTTTACCTATTGGTGATTTAACTATTTTTTTAATACCTCTTGTTGCTTTCTTAACAAGTTTACCTAGACCATACATCTGTCTACCCATCTCGTCTATAGAACCATCAGCAAAACCACCTATAATATCATTATTCATGATACCACCACCCATTGCAGGAACTCTGCCTCCATCTGCAAGATCCGTGAAATCAAATATAGAACCAGAAAATCTTGGTGCTAGTCCACCTAAATTTCTTGTAGGTGTTGTGTCGTCATCGTCTTCTTCATCTGGATCATCAGTTCTTATTGGAATTATTGGTTGGTCTGGTCCGTCATCTCTATTGTCAAAAATTTGTTCTCTCATTTCAATAGTTCCATCAGCTCTTCTAAAAGGAATTGTTTCTCTTCTAACACCTGGTGCTAAATTTCCATAAGCGTCAATAATTCCTGAACTTCTTTGACTCATATAGTTTTTGTAAGCTTGATTTTTTTCTGTCAAACTCATATTAGCAAAACGTTCCTCTGTTAATGGCTCACCCTTGTAAAAAAATCTTCCTCCAGATAAAACACCTTTTTGTTTTCTACCAAATATATCCGTAGTAGGTCCAGAAAAAAATTCTCTAGTTTTTTTAGCTCCAGCTTTTAAAGGTTCTTCTAATAAGTTTAATCCTATACCCATTGGAGTTGGGAGAAATGATCTTTTAGTTCCATCTTCTCTGTAAGGATCATTAATAAAAAGATCTAACATTGCTGCTGTGTCATCTTTTTCTTCATCATAGTCTGCAGGTAAGTCAAACATGTCTGTTACATATTTAGCTCCCATTCTTTTTCTTCGATCCATAACTTTTTCAGCTTGTTGTTTTTCAATTAAATTTCTTATCTCTCTATCTTTTTTAGCCTTTTCATCTGCTTTTCTTTTAGCCTCTGCTTCTTTTAATTCTCTATCAATTGCAGCATTAACTTTTCTTTGTTCATCAATACTAACATTAGGGTTGTTTGAAACATAGTTACCCGTTCCAGTATCTTTAAATGCAGAAAAATCTCCTCCTGCTCCTCCAAAATCAGCACCACCTCCAGAATAAGTTCCACCTTTTCCACCAGCTTGTCCAGTTGGTGAACCAAAATCACCTTCTAAAGAAGGTATACCACCAGGTCCTCTGTTTGGTTTACCTTTTAATGATCCATATAAATTTAAATCTACAAGTATGTCTTGTTCTTCAGGTGTAATGTAAGCTAATTTTGCAGTAGGAGTAGTAGGTGATGATTTAGCTATCTTTGGCACAGTTACCATTTCAGATGGCATGTAATTCATAACACCTGCTTGTTCTACAGGTTCCATACTACCTTCTTTATACATCTGTCTAACTTGTTGTGCTCTTGTGATTGCCATCGTTCTATTATATTATAATTTTGTATTTCCTCCAAGAGGTAATCCTTCTACTGTAACCTTAACATCTCTTTTAATATCGTCAGCTACGGTATCTGTTTCAGGGTTTTGTACGTCTTGCATAGCTTCTGCATCTGAGTTATACTCTTGCCCTGTTTTCATATTAGTTAATGTAACTTCTGTTTGTGGTGTAATAATCTTGACTGGTTTGCCGTTTATTACTTCGTATCGGTATGATGCTTCTGTTTCTATGAATGACATATTAATCCCTGTTTATCTCCAATAATGATACAACCATATGCAGCCTATCAGCTGTTGCAACTTGTGCTTTTAATATTTCACTCTCCTGCAATATGATTGGTTGAGTTATTAATTCAACAGTTGCTTTTGCAGAAATAGCTTTATCTTTAAATACACTAAACACAGCAGCAGATGCATCTGTTATTGTAACAGAGATACTGTCTGCATTGTTAGAGTCTTCTGATACTACCATATTTTTTATAATAGCTCTAGAGCCAGCTGGCACTGTATAAACTGTAGTATTATCAGTGGTAGTAAAATCTACCTTTGCATTTTTGTATATATTAGCCACCTATAAACCAAGAGAATCTCTCTTGCTCCTGTTTTACTTCATCTAAAAATGTAGAATTTAATTGATCCTTCATAATAGTCAAAGCTCTGTTAATTTGTTTTTGGTTAGATACATCGTATTCTGTTTTTGGTTCTGGTATTCTTATATTTATCTTTGTCATTATCTACGTCCATCTCCTTGTACATCTAATCTTAATGTACCAAATCTCCACGTTTCTCCACTATCATCATTTTCAATCTTAACATTTATAAATCTTCCTCTAGCTCTAGTATCTTTTTTAAGCGTTGTTGAATCAATTGTAAAGGGACTTAAAGTAGTTGTTGTATCTGATTGTTGTGGATATCGCTTAACTCCTAAACTTACTTTAGCATTACCATCTAATGTTTTAAAGTCAGGTATAAATCTTCTCATTGCAAGAAATACTTCACCCGCTAATTTAAGACCTACTTGTTGACCTTTTTGATTTCTTTGTCTTTGTTCTAAATCAATGTCATATGACTTTATAAAAGATGTAACTGTTGTAGTAGAACCATCTTCATTAACTTGATCTGTGCCAACTTCGTGTTCAAAGAATTTTGTTTGACCTAATCCATTTTGACCTACAACTGCTGGAAACGTGCCATTTGCTGTGCTGTCATATTTTGTGCTAAAAGGTTTTGGATATACAATTGCATCAATCCAAGAGGTCCTTGCTTCAGTGCCCGTGTACCACACACCACCTTTCATAGGTTCACCATAATTAAATACAACATATTTGTCATTGTAACTTGAACCTTGTGATGGATAATACCAAATAACTTCTGTGAATAGATTATTGATACCTGCTGTAACTTGTTGACCTTTTGTAGTATCAAAATTATCATATACAAAATCTTCTACACTACATGGTAAAGATTTAACTGTACCGTCAAACATAAAGAAACCATTTGCAGATAACCAGAAAGCAGCACCATCTACTTCAACAACTGCATTCTTACCTATCAATCCACAGTTTGTACCAACCTGTTCAAAACTAAATGTAAAAGGTGCGCCTACAAATTTCATTGTGTATAATGCATTATCTGTAAATACTAAAATTGTTTCTTTTGCTTTTATAGCACCAACTATTTTTGTACCATCTTGTAATCTAAAATCACCTGCAGTGTTTATAGCAGTCGCTGTATAATCATTTATATCTTCTTGATCCGAGAATCTAATAAACATGTCATCCTGTGTTGTTGTATCTCCAATAGTTGTTTCAGTTCCAAAATGACACAAGTGTCTAGTTGTTGGTGACACCAAAGTTAATCTCGATGCAGTTGGATTAGATGCTGTAGAAAAACCAGACGTAGACGTAGACGCTCTTGTAGTCAAAGGTGTTGCGGCACCTGCGTTCCATGTAAATGTTTTACCGTTTGCAATCGTTGCAATTAATACTTGACCAAAATTATCTAGACTCCAAAGACCTGGTTCAAGAGTTACTTCTGATGCTAATACTGCTTCACCCCAGTCAGAATAATTTGTTGCATCTGTAACTGCTGTGTTATCAGAATGTGCAGCGTTATCTGTGCCATCTACATTTCTTGTCATACTTAAAAAATTTGTGGCGTTTGTAGATGTGTAAGAAATTAATTCTGATTCAACTAAAATTCTTCCTGAAGATGCAAAACCTGTTGTTGAGTCTACGGTTATTTGAGTTGAAGGAGAACCCCCTGTACCAAATGCATCTGCGTTCAATGCTCCGTTTAATTGTGTTGTTGCAGCACCTGATACAGATCCGTCCCATTGTGAGATACCCCAACCATAACCATACGATTGTGCAGCGGGACCTATTTTTTCATAAGGTTTAATATCAATACTTCCACCAGATGCAGAACCTGTAGACACTGTTGTTTGTGTAATCGTGAAGGTAACATTAGATGGAGCAGAAGTTACTTGAAATAATTTATCTTCAAAATCTGATGCAGCATAACCTGTACCACCTGGTAAAGTTACATTGTCTAATAATATAATGTCTCCTGCTTCTAATCCATGGCTTGATGAAGTAGTTAGTGTACAGACAGCAGTTGTACCATCTGTTGAAATTGTTGCAGAACTTATAGTAGATGCTAAAGGTGTGATGTCATATAACTGTCCTTCAAAATAAATAAGTAAAAATTTATCTGTTCCTAATGCAACATATCTGTTTCCATTAAGATCAACAAATGCATGAAGTTTTCTTGCGACACCTGTAATCGTATCTGATATTAAAGAAGACCAACCACCAACTTTTTCTGGTAAACCATATCTAAATCTAACATTGTCAGAGTCTACCCACCTGTTCTCTGCACCTGCAGAGGTATCCTGTTTATCAACTCCTGGTAAGAAATTGTATTCAATAAGAGCCATGGTCCGTGCTCCTTACGCCGTGTTAGTTTTATACGTCCAGCCTCTTGTAGAATCTACATAAGCTAAAGTTATAGATTGACCGTTCGTGCTTAATGTATCATTGGCAGCGTCCCCTTCAATAGGCTCACCGTTTCTATTAATAATTAAATTGTTAGATCCAAAAGTTCCTCTAGCATCAACGATAACA